CTAGTGACGGTAAATTTCTTAGCGACGGTAATGTTGGCATATGTAATCCTCTTGGGCGGGTGGATGTCCACCCGCCACTATGAGTTTATTAAGTAGTTGTATTTGCTTCTTGTGAATCAAAGTACTGGTATTCAAATGTAACAGTAAATCTTTCGATTTCGTCATTAGAAGAATACGCAACATCAATAGGTGATACTTCCGTTGGGAATGCTCCTCTGAATGTATACTTCTTAATTGATTCACCACTTCTATCTAGCTGCTCAATAAAAAGATCAGCTTCATATGTAATCGGTGAAGAAAGCCCGGTGTTAGCCGAATGAGCATTAATCCCATTCATCCAACGTTCCATAGAGTTTCTAACACTAAAGTCTGTATCATTGATTACTGTGATAGACCATGGACCAAATGTGCGATCCCCAGCTACTTTAAGTTGACGTCCTCTAAATGGAACTACGATTGTACCCATTGTAGATCCTGGTAATTGAGCTGCTTCACATAAAAATGAAGTTAATTCAGCATCTCCACCAGCATATACCGGATAATTAACTGTTGCTTTAAATAAATTAGGACGAGCACCGCCGCCTCTTAATTTTGCTTTAAAGTCATCTACGCCTAAAACTGCCATTTTCTAGCTCCTTATACCGTACCAACTACTTCTTCAAAATCAACACCGGATCTAACTGCTACAAAGTTCAATGTAACATAATTAATAGACCGGGCTGGCTTGATGAAGATGTCAGCTTTAAATTCATTTCTGTCAACAACTGCCGCAGTGTTATTTGTTTCATCACAAACAACTCTGAAATCTGATATTCCTCTACGACCTTGCACTTCTCTTAGTACTGGCTCAACAATATTAACAAATTCTGCTCGAGTAAATTCATCATTGAATTCGAACAAAACAGATTCTGCTGCTTTACCAATAGCTCTTTCCAAAATCAAGAATAAACGCCTAACGTTGATTCTATCAAATGCAGATGCATATCCTAAGCCGGTTTTGTCGCCGAATAATACTGCGCCTTGTCCCGGTATATTAGCAATTGGATTGACGTCATTCTTATACAAAGTATCTCTTTGCGCTTTAGTTGGGCTATAGGCTAAAGAAGTAACACCTAAAAGCTGCCCTCTTCTAGCACCAGCTGGCGAAAACCATGGAGCTCTGTTAAAGTCTGTTGAAGCCATAATTCCAGCGACGGTTGAAGCTGCTGGAATAAATCTATACTTATCATTATATTTATCATAAATCTTCAAGAAATTATTATCGATTACAAGGTATGAAGAATTAGTGAATGTATTTGCCGTAGTAACTGTATTCGTTACTTTAGTCGCATCAGATGTCACTCCGATAATATCATTTCTTGCAGGACCAGCACATACAACACAGTCTTTTCTAGATTTTGCATGAGAAATAAGAGTATTAACTAATGATGTTTGATCAGCTCTATTATCCATAGAAGGAGCAATTAGGAAATCAATTTCCACTTGGTCTTTATCACTAAATAGATCATATCCAGCTATCATTTTTGCTTGATTCAATTTTGAAGATTGCTCACCAGACTGAAGTGTAACTTCTCTTGCTACAGCACTATCTAAGGCAAAATTTGAACCTGAAATTAGTGCATCACCGGCGCCCTTTGTTTCCATCTCTTTATCTATGTTAAGCATATATACATAACTTGATCTTGAATTCAAAACATCTTTAACGTATATTGATTGGCCATCATCGCCTTTAGCATTTGACGCAACAGATAAGTTAGGATATGTTTCTAATACAGTACCTCGCGATCCAGTGATTAGTCCAAGCTCATCAACGACGACGACATGCACCTCATCACACTGCCCTGCTAAATTTGCGGCAAACTGTGTGGTCAAAGGACTTTTATCGAATGATCCTTTGTATGCCCAGGCGTTGAATGCACCTTCTGATGAGTCTGCTGGACAATAAGACACAGTAATTGAATTACCAATAGCTCCAGGATATTTAGCTGCAAAGCCATATCCAAGTGTACCACCCGAATCCAATTGTGCCATTAATCCATCTTCCCTTTGATCAAAATCGTCGGAATTTAGAATAAGTGGATTTGGAATAGGATATCCTGGATCACCATTCGAATCTGGTGTTGCTCCAATAACGCCTTGTAGTGAATACGCGGTAGTAGCGGAATCAGAAATATTTCTAACTAATTGCAGCGAACTAGAATATCTTAAAAATTGATTTGCAGACAAAAAGTCGCTAAAAACGTCCTCAGAAAATGGAGCAGCAAAGTTTTCTACTAATTCTGCTTCATTAGAAATCTGAGTTCTTTGGAGTACGGGACCCCAGTTAAAGTTGCCAACAAGTGCACCTGTTGTAGATTGGACATTAGGTACACCACCGGTTAAATCGGCTTCTCTTACGATTACGGCAGGAGATTCCGAAGGTGTGAATAGTGCCATGTTTTTTTCCTCTATGAATGATATGATGCCATAATACGGGTATTTTTTTCAATTCTCGTATTATTTATAAGTTTAAAGATTTGGATCATATTCTATAGACCATGGATGATCTTCATGTTCAATTGCTTGAATATGTTGCGATCCATCGTCGATAAATCCAAATGGCACGATATCATTATCAATTTCTTCCATTTTTTGTTGAAATAACATTTGTTTAAGATTAATATCAGTCATATCATTAAAAAACTGTGTTGATACAAAATAACCAAACATAACTAAATTCATCATTAAATCATCATGATTTCCATCTGAAGCTTCATAAGACTGACCCCTGGCTTCAAATGTAGATATTTCTAGAATAGTATTTTCGTCAACTATGTCAAGCTTATTGTTTTCTAAAACATCTTTAATTGCTGAACACCCTAAGCGCTTAACTTTTCTAGTCATTTCAACACCCAATCCCGATGCTTTAACGCTAGATGTTACATGTAAATTTTCATATTCCAATTCATGGTATAGGCCATTACACACGACACCGCCTTGATCATTTGATTCAACAACGACATACGCTTCATTGTAGACTTTCGCATACTTATATATAATGTTAGGGAAGAGAATAGGCGAGATAGTGTTGTTGCGATAAACAGCCACTTGCTCGAAAGGGCGAACGCTTATATCGATTAAATTAAAGGTAGAATAGTCCTGGCCTCGACCCTTACTGACATCCACTGTCATAATATAAGTATGAGATTTGACCGGTTCTTTATAAACCAATAAATCTCCACCCTCTAATACTTGGCATGGATTCATTGCGCGCAACTCTAAAAGAGTGTTAGCCGCTATTAGCGTATCGCCTGTACCAAAAAAGGTGTTACCAAATTCTTGATCAAATTGTAATTGAGAAGTATTTGCTACTGTTTGTTTCTTCCATTCAGCATCCCGACCAGGGACATCCCACCAATCAACGCGAAATGATTTAAATTCATTCACCTTTTGTACAGCACCTTCCCATATTTTATGGAAGGTATTACCTATACCATTTGCAGTAGAAGTAATAATTACTTTCGTTTCTTTACCAGCAGATACAACTGGATAAGTCGATGTATAAAATTCTGCAGCTCTTTCGACAAAGGCAAACTCATCAAGATACAATAAATTGACAGACATGCCACGGATAGAAGAACCAGATGTTGCAGCTGCAATAATTCTTGAGTTATTACTAAATTCAATTGATCCCTTATTAAGAGCCTTACATCCTGGTTGCACAAAGAAAGGAAGATTCTCTAACATAAGTGTAATACGGCCTAGCATTTCTCGTGCTGTAGCGCCTTTATTTGCTAGAATTGCAATTGTTTTTTCAGAATGAAATAGAGCATACCATAAAAGATATGCGCAAGAACTAATTGATTTGCCACTTTGACGACATGCAAGAACAATGCTAAATCTATTACTATTAAAGTGATCAAACATCTGATGCTGGTAGGGATATAATTTAAAAGGAACTAGTCCCATATCAAGTGAAATTACTTTAACATATTTTTCTGCAAAGTAAACGGGATCATGCATGCATTTAGCATATTCTTTAACTAAGTCTGGAGCCCACTCTTGTTGTACTCCATCTCGCTTAACATTGGGATTTCCAAGATATGACTCAACTTGCTGAATCGACATCAATCACTTTCTCATTTTGCAACATTTTTTGTAAATCAGCAGTAGAGCCTAAAAATATATTGTTTTGCTGATGTTCAATTTGCTTTTGATTTTTCTGACTAATATCTTTATTTTTCTTATTTAGATCCATTAGCTTGTCATTCACATCAGATATGCTCTTAATCATACCCGATAAAACCTCGTACGCGCGCGGGTGCTCGGATTCTCGGGCTACATGAATCATGTCGTCTAGACTAGCGCGACCCTTTTCTATTAGATCGTAATATGTTTCACGTGAATATTCATAATCACTTTTAATATTATCACTGTCTTTCATATGTATCTCTTTTAAGCACTATCAATTATATCTATATCAAACCCATAATCGGAATCTGGAGATACTCCTAGTGGGTTTGGTGTAGTTCTAATAGTCTCGATATATCCATCAGATTGATCATTAATATTAAATATATTTGTATCTGCTTGTCTAATAATAGAGCTTTCACTAATAGGACCATGAAAATTCACTTTCATTTCAAAATCTAATGCATATACTATAGTTCTTCTAGTGTCCATAGAACCTTCAAAATCATCCTGAAAAGACAGCCCTTGTATAATAATTGGAATGTCTTCTTTAAAATCAGGATACACTTCATCAAAGGGTTTAATAGTCAATGTATATTGAGGATTGAAGTAAGGCAATATTTGCTCTACAATTTGAAGAGCATCATCTTGAGATTTAGCATATGCATTCAGTTGAAAATTAATTGTATATGGAACTGGAGGAAAGAATTTTTGTTTAGAACTAATGCTAGATCCAGTCGTATTGAATGTACTAGTTTTTGTTAGCTGTCTACTTGTATCATATGCAAAATTAGTAATCTCAAATGACATTCTAGGAAGCTTAATAGCAACTTTTTGATCTTCATATAAATCAGAGTTTTCTCTAATTCTATCTAGATACTTCCTTCTAGGCGCATATGATAACGGAACTTTAACGGTGCTAATACTATTTCCACTAGAGGTTTTGCGAACTACATATATGTCATTAAATAGACGACCGAATATCGAAACGCATTTTCTAATTTTTTCATGATAAAAATAATGGCCAAACATGTTAACTCTCCGGCTCGCCAAATGGATTATTTTCGCTAAAATCTATAAACTGAGTTTCATCATTAAAAATATCATTTTGCTCAGTTCTAGAAATATCATTCTCTTCTGCTACGCTTAATACAATTCTATCCGAATCAGATCTATAATCGCCCGAAATCGTTACACTAGCGCTATCTAAGAACGTATGGAACCCACCATCGGTTGCCCCAACATGCGCAACTTCTAGTTCATTGGTATCTGGATTATATTTTATAATTTCACCAGATATAACAACACCGCCACTTAATGTTTGAGAAACTGCATCTCCCTGGTTTACATTTGTTATGTCTGAATCTAGTGTTAACACATACTTATATGCGTAATCCGCTTCTACTTCATCTATTTCTTCAATACCAGTATCTAAATCTTCATCATTGTATTCAAACAACTGACATCTCATTTTGTATAGCGGTAGGTTATTCAGTTGATAGAATGGTTGCTCGTGTTCAACATGCATAATTTGAAACATTTTATTTGCTGTAGTCAAATAAATCAAGTCACCTTCGCGAGGTCTTATTAACTCCTCTGCAGTTAATTGATCTACAAATCTAGTAAACGTACGACGAGCTACTACAAATGTAGCCTCATCTCTAATTTCAACTCCAAATCTAGAAAATAGATCACCTTCTCCATCAAATCCATCTAGATTTTCTATATACATGGAAAGCTTAAATGCTGATCCAAATCGCGACGGTATGTCATCACCAAAAATTTGATCTTCTGAAACTAATTCTCGAGGCAAATAATATACTAGTTGCCCGTATATACTTAGTGCTTCAATTGTAATGTCTTCATATAAATTCTGTTCTGATCTATATGTATCACTAAAGTATGGATTAGTACCCATTAAATTATCCTACGAAAAAGTCAGGTGGGTTTTCATGTTCAAGTCTAATTCTTTCCCTTAGATCTTGAATTTCTTGAGTCGCATCATCATATAACTGTCTTCCATTAAGCATTACACCACCTGGAAGCTGCATACCTTCGAACTTGATTAGATTTTGACCCCACTGTTGTTTTAACAATGCTGTTACGTAATCCAATAACCACATATCAGTAAATATAGAAGGGTTATCATCTGGATCTAATTCATGATAAGCTTCAACAATTAAGTAATCACCTAATGAAATATCGCCATCAGCAAAATCGCCAAAAATATATAATCTATTTTCTCGTCTAGAAAATTGAACTTGCGGCTGCCCATTTAGTTTCATATCTAGTAAAGAAAGATATTGCTGCATTTGTTCGTAATACGCCAATTGGCCAGAGAAATGTATTAAAGATGTCATATCATTAAGCATCATTTGATATTTAATATCAAACATATTTCTGCCAGAATTAAAGTTGGCTGAAATGGGGAAAACTTTAGATACTTGCAAAATTTCTGGTGGAAGCGATATAAATTCGTTATCTATATCGGATTGCGAGACTTGGTGTCTAAAATAATTTCTAACAGTAGCATCAGAATGAAATTCTTTATAGTATAAAAGAGCTTCATCTAAACGGTCTTCCATTTGTTCTTCATCGACATTAATTTCGATTACTGGATAACCTAATTTACGTAGACACCAATCGATGCATTCTTGTCTATCTTCGGGTAGTGCCATAAAAAAATAGTCCTATAAAAAATTTATAAGACTATTTATATACTTTATGCCGGCAAATGTTAAACGATAGTAGCCGAAACTACTATCGTTTTTTTAACATTAACTGTTGTTTGAAATAATCCAGCCTTGAGCTGCATTATAATACACAAATTCAACAGAAGCTCTGTTAACATCAACGGTAAAGTTATCAGCTGCGCCAAGTAGATTACTACCATTTCTAGCGACTGTGATATTATTTGTTTCAGCATTTCCAGTGCCATCAATAACTTTAACTTGATCACCAAATCTTGGATTAGCAGGAAGAGTTATTGTTACAGGAGCCGATGATACATCTACAATATACACTTTATTTGGTACTGCAGTAGTAGCTGAAGTTGCTTCGGCGACCTTTTCTGCATTACTAAATGAGTGAATAGTTAAGATATCTGCAGCGTCAGCAGCTGATGCCAATGTGATAGTTGAACCATCATTTGCAGTATAGTCAACACCATCTTTCAACAAAATGCCGTTCAGGTGAACAAGCAGATTATCTGTTGCGTAATTAAGTGTTACACCATTGCCATCAACACCACTGAATACTGTAGCACCCGAATCAGCAGTAAATTCAAAGTCAGTCAAGTTAACATTAACGTTAGTGGTCGACTGTCTCGCTTGACAATATGTAGCATC